TGGACAAAAGCAATCAAAAAAGTAAAAGAAAAACCAAATATAAGTGAAGATGAATTACATGCAGCATCGTTGCAGTATAATTTAAATGTTAAAGATCCAAAAAATATTATGGTTAAAAAAGGTTTTATAGAAGTATTGGACGGTGCAACTGGTTTTATGTTGATAAAAAGAAATGTATTTAAAAAAATGGCATTGGCATACCCTCATTTAAGATTTAAATCTGATCAACATTTGGGAGATCCTCACGACAAAACCTTTGGATATCACGACACATCTGATTGGAACTATGCTTTTTTTGACACAATGATAGAGCCTGATACCAAAAGATATTTATCGGAAGACTATGCTTTTTGTCGTTTATGGCAAAAAATAGGTGGTAAAATATATGCTGATATTGTTAGTGGTATGACACACATGGGTAATTACTCCTTCAAAGGTAATGTAGGAACTCAATTCTTGCCACAAAACAATAAATAATTTAGTATACCCCGACATGAAATTAGTCGATTTAAAGTTTCAACCAGGTATAGATAAACAAGATACTGCTTATTCAGCAGGAGATCAACGTAAGTATGTTGATTCTGACTTTGTTCGATTTCACTATGGTAAGCCTGAAAGATGGAAAGGTTGGACATATTTGCCAAATCCAAATAAAACTATTGTGGGCGTGGTCCGTGATACGCATAGCTGGATTGGTTTAGATGGAACCAGATACCTTGCTTTAGGTACAGACAGAAAATTATATATTTATTCTGATGGCGCAGTAACTGACATAACTCCTATTAGAGAAACAGCAGCTTTAACAAATCCTTTTACTACAAATGGCACAACAACTGTTACAGTTACAGATGCAGCTCATGGAGCACAAATTGGTGACTTTGTTACTTTTGATTCATTTTCTGCAATAGATGGATTAGATATGAATAACGAATTTGAAGTTATTACAGTTCCTTCTGCTAGTACATATACAGTAACTCATACAAGCACAGCTTCTGGGTCAACATCAGGCGGCGGTGGATCAGGAAATGCTAACTATCAAATTAGAACTGGACCTTCTACATCTACTTATGGTTATGGTTGGGGAACATTGGCTTGGAATAATAGCACATGGAATACGCCAAGATCATCTTCAAGTGTTGTTGTAGACGCAAGAAATTGGTCTTTAGATAATTTTGGTGAAGATTTAATTGCTACCGTTTTAAATGGTGGAACGTTTGTTTGGGATACATCAGGAGGCACAAGTAATAGAGCAACAACTTTAGCTAATGCTCCAACAGCTTCTAGGTTTAGTTTAGTATCTACCGATACAAGACATTTATTAATTTTTGGTACAGAAACAACAATAGGCAACAGTGATACGCAAGACGATTTACTATTTAGATTTTCTGATAGAGAAGATGCTACAGACTATACACCAGTTTCTACTAACGAAGCAGGTTCTCTACGTATATCAGATGGTTCTAGAATAGTAGGTGCTGTTAAATCATCAGGTCAAATACTTGTGTGGACCGATACATCTATGCACGGTATTCAATTTGTTGGTACACCTTTTACTTTTGGTCTTAGACAGCTTGGTGCTAACTGTGGGCTAATAGCTCAACACGCAGCAGTAGAAATAAATGGTAGATCTTATTGGATGTCTGATAATTCTTTTTACATGTACGATGGTGTTGTCAAAAAAATGCCTTGTTCTGTTCAAGATTATGTATTTGACGATATAAGTTATACTAATAAAAAAGACATAGCCTGTGGTATTAACACCGCATTTAATGAAATAATTTGGTATTACCCATCAGCTGATGCTACACAAATAGACAGAGCTGTGGCTTACAACTATCTAGAAAACACTTGGTATACTACATCCCTTGCAAGAACTACTTGGTTAGGTGCTTATGTATATGAATTACCTATTGCTACAGAATATGATGCAAGCTTAACAGCAAATAACTCTACTATACTTGGGTTAACTGCAGGTGCTTCGTATGTTTACGAACATGAGAATGGTAATAATCAAGCGGACGGCACAGCTATCTCTGCTTTTTTAACATCAGGTTCTGTTGAAATAGCGGACGGCGATGAGCTTATGTCTGTAAGTAAACTTGTTCCAGACTTTGATAATTTAACCAATACCATGACGGCTACACTAACACTTGAACAATATCCTCAATCAGCAGATACGGTCACTACCACTGGATCTATTTCCAATACTACGGAGAAGATTGATGTAAGAGGTAGAGGAAGAGCAGTTAAAATTAAATATCAAACAAACACTGTAAATGACACTGCTTGGAGACTAGGATCAACAAAATTACAACTTAGACCAGACGGAAGAAGATAATATTAAAATAAATTTTTTATGTTCCATGCCTAGAGCAGGTAACACTTTGCTAGGCTCTTTACTTAATCAAAGTGATGATATTAAAGTTACAGCAAATAGCGTTGTAAGTGAGTTAGTTCATCGTATTTTAACCTTACAGGATTTTCCACAGTACCAAGAATTTCCAGACTATACTGGAGTACACAACGCAGCTAAACAAGCATTTTTTTCTTACTACAAACATTATAAGTGTAAACATGTTTTAGATAGAGGATCTTGGGGAACGGAAGCAAACCTAAATTATTTAAGAGAATTAAAATTAAACAATAAATTCGTAATACTATATAGACCTATCTTTGAATGTTTAGCCTCTACTCTTAAAGTTATGAACATTAAAGAATCACGTAAAGAAGAAATGTGTAATTCTTTATTAAGAAGAGATTACAACATAGGAGTATCTATATGGAGCATAGAAAATATACTTAACTCAAAAGAAAAATATAAAATTATTACTTATGATGAGTTAATAAAGTCTCCTAAAGAAACAATTTTTAAAATATTAAAATTTTTAAATGTGCCTCAGTATAGAATAAAAACTAAAAACTTTAGTCAATTTTCTATACAGAATATACAGTATAATGACCCTATTCCTGAATGGCATCGTATTAGAACTAACAATATTAAAAAAAATCCTTATGATTACTTGTCTTTGATACCAGATAAAATAATTGAAAAATATGAAAAAACCCATATTATGTTTGATAATTTAATTAAAAGTAAAAATGGCTAAAATAACAATCACACGATTACCTAATGCAACACCAGAATATGATGCTAATCAATTTGATCAAATGATACAGTTACTAGATCAAATTATTCTTTTACTTAACACAAACTACCAACAAGATTTAAAAGAACAATCACAGTCGGAGGCTTTTTTCCTTGGCTAATACTTTTAAAAGCGCAATGGTGGATATCACCACAACAGATTTAACAACTATTATAACAGTTCCTACGGCTGATCCTGGTGCAACGCCACCTGTTCCGCCTACTACGGATGTAGTAAAATCTCTTTTAATTTGCAATGATTCTGGTTCAACAACTTTAGTTGATGTTGAAGTTGTTAGAGGCGCTGCAACTTTTGAAGTATTCAAAGCAAAAAGTGTTGCTACAAACACAACAACAGAATTATTGACGCAACCTTTAATTTTGCAAGAAAGTGATATTCTTAAAGTTCAAGCTAATGCTGCCAATCAGGTGCACATCATAGCAAGTTTTTTAGAGGTCACGAAAGGACAACTCTGATTAATTTACACTCTCTATTTATTACCCCCGTATTTTCACTACAATTAAAAGGCCACGAACATCTTATTGATAGTATATATCAACTACGAGAAAAAGATGAGATTGGTATGCCACGATCTAATGTCGGCGGTTGGCATAGTCATGATGAAATATATAATATTAAAAAGTTTCGTCCTTTGGTCGGTGATATATTAAAATACTCTAAAGATTGTTTTAATCACTTAGATGTTAAAGAAAGCTATGTTCCTGAGATGACTGGCATGTGGAGTATGATAAATCCATCGGGATCACGGAACAATGTGCATACACATCCATATAACTATTTATCAGGAGTATTTTATCTTAAAGCTCCTAAAAAGTGTGGAAATATTGTGTTTTTAGAGCCTAAACCACAGTCAGAGGTACTATCACCCCCTAAAACAGATAAAGCTTCTATACACCTCGCTCACAGCGTACAATGGGAACCTGTTGAAAATTCCTTGATTTTTTTTCCTTCATGGTTACAACATGAAGTACAAACAAATAGTTCTAATGATGATAGA